TCGTATGCTCCTGCAGATGGATTAGATCCTGCAGAATATATTCCAATTTCAGATATTTCATATCTTTCTTCTGTTGGTAATTCTGCTGTTAGAACAATTTTATCTACACCGTCTTCGTTTACGAAACCTCTAGAAGATATTGGAACACGAAACATTTCAAAATCTAAATTTGTTTTTGTTGAATAATCTCCGATTTCATCGGCGGTATCTAAAGGAGTAGCACCACAACCAATAGCAATATACGAGGCATAGGCAGGGGCCTGTCCAAGTAAATACTTTGCAATAATAGATTTACCAGTATTAGTTATCATGAGGCGTAGTCTCCAAGATCTGCTTCATATATTGTACCACTTACGCTGATTTGTGTTTCTACTTGTTCGTCAGGATTTACGTTAATAAATTCAATAATTAAGTCTCCTGCTGCGTTAAGGTATACGTTTTCTCCATTAGTTCCGTTGCCAGTTTCTGGAATTTTGTCTTCTAGTTTAATTGAGAATCCCGCAAAAAAATTATCTGCGGTTTGCTGTAGGCTAAGTATGTTGTTTGGATTATATCTTTGCTGAATGGCTGAAAGGTTTTTGATTGGCTGATATGATATTTTTTGTCCATTAACAATATCAGACCTTGTTATGCTAATTAGTTCTTGACCGCCAATATTTTCAAATATCTGATCAAACATTCCATCTGTAGGAACGGACTCTTCATCAAATAATATAATATCTAGGGTCGCTGTTTTAACTGGTGGTGGAGCAGCAAACATTCTTGCAGAAAACATTTCTGGTTCTGGTGCTGGAGGTGTTGCTGTAATATTTACAGATGATGGGGCTGTTGCTTTTATAATTCCAGAGTCTGAAGATCTTCCAAAATATTCCGCTTCTTTTTTATTTAAAATTGCAAGCATTCCCATAGAATCTATGTGGCCATTGGACAGTGTTACAGATTTTCTTTCATTTGCAGTTAACTGTTGATATGCAGGAACATCATTAAAATATCCTTGAGCGTTTACTCCACCTCTTGCTGCTACTTGCGCTGCTCCTACAATTGATATTGCTTCTGCTGTTTTTGCAGCATCTACCGCAGTGCTAATTGTGTTGTCAGATTGTTTTGACTTTTGTCTTTCGTAGTTCTGCCAGTCTAATGACATACTATACCTCCGCTAAATAAAGTGTCATGTCTGGACCATTTATTTTTCTTGCATACTCAATATTATAGACTATAAATCTAGAGTCAACCGAAGTAACCAAATCTAGATCATTAGAATCTTTATAGTTAATTGTTACGATGTCTCCAAGTTGAATTGTTGGAGTTGCAAATATCTTTAAACCAACTGATTTTTTAGGAACCATAAGTTTATCTATCATCCAGCCCATTAAGTTTTCTGCATCATCTTGTGTTTGTATGTATGGAGTATCAAGGGTAAACTCATTGTTTCCATAAATCATTCTGCTTCTTTTGATTTCATCAAATCTTTGTTTTTCAACTTGCGGAGAAACAATCTGAGAAGATCCAGTTAGTAATGGGTTAGAAAAATTACTACGTTTTTTAAAGTATTCATCAACTGTTAACTCGTGGGTAGTGTCTTGTGTAAATGTAACGCCCTGAATTCTTAGATAGTTACCGCTTGTTTCGTCAAGATTTAAGGCTGTATCTGTAGCATTAAATATTAAAAATTCAGCACCGTATGAGTCTGCATAAAACCCAGATGAGACGTAGCCTTTAATATTATTAAATGTTGGGGATAACTTAGCGTAAAGTGCAGGGTATGCACGATCATACTTAACATCAAAGTAAGCACACTCTCTCATAATTGAGCCAAACTCGTCAAAGTATAAATTATATTTAGGTGGTTGCTGAGCACTAATTCCAGATAGGTAAGTTGCCTGAACAATACCGCTCATTGCATATTTTCTTAAAGACTCACTAGCACTTATCTCATTATCCCCAAAAGCAGATGATAGGGTTTCTCCAACTGTGAAGACAGTGTTTTGAGAATAGTTTTGTGACAAAGCATAAATATTTTCAAACATAACTCTAGATGAACCACGAACAAACGGAGCCATATTATTATAGATTGGAAGTGGATCTGTGTCGTCTACAACCTTAATTAATTGATTATTAATGTATAAATAGAATCTTCTTGTTTTTCCTATGTCTTGATATTCTACTGCTAAATCATATACCGTCGGATTTTCCTCACCAGCCATCCTGTACTGACCAGTAAATCTACCATCATCAACTGTAATTTTTGCTAAACCGCCATAAAGTTTTACAGGAATTGCGTTATTGTTAGACGCATCTTTTTTAATTTTGTAAAAAACAACATTGTTAATAGAAATATCTGATTGATTATCTTTATCTAATTGTAAGTATGATTCTATGTTATCACTTGTCAATGCAGCAATTTCAAAATAATATCCATTGTTGGTTGTTGGATTAAGCAATACTGCCAATCCTCCTGAGCCACCACCTATTGCTACTGGCTGATCTGGTTGAACTCCAGAAACCTGATAGTATGTTGTGCTTCCATTTGGAGTTTGACTACGACGCTCATTGTTCTCAATCTTGCCAATAATACGCATTCTTGTTCCAAAATGTTTATAGGAATTATCTAATTCTTTATAGACATAAGATACTAAATCAATTGGGGTTTCAGTTGTTTCAAAAGTTGGTCCATTCATTACCAAGGCTGATGATTGAATTGTTCCAGTTTTTGGAGATATGGTTGAGTTAACTGGAGTCTCCGTTGTATAACTTGAAGACATAAAGTTTTTAATTGTTCCACCTCTTGATGTTTGTTGGGCTTTAGAGTTACTAACTCCTGCTGCTCCAGTTGTAGTTGCTGGTAGAGAAATATCTTCAAGCAAAGTGGTTGTAAATAAATATTGAGTTTCCATATCACAGCCTCTAACATAAGTATTATCTGACCAATAGGTATCTATACCAGCAGTGTGACTTGCTATTGTTGTTCCAAATTGAGCACGACCATGTTCATAAACTGCACCGTTCTGTAAACGAGTAACTCCCTCAACTTGTTCATAAAATGGAACTGTGTAAATTCTTACTAAGCCTGTTGGGTATATCTTTCCGTTAAAGGGTAATGATCTAAAAAAGTTTTGATACTCTTGATTATTAGTAATCCATACGTTGCTACTGCCCTGTCTATGAGAAACTCTCCATGCCTGAATCTCTTCACCTTTTTGCGCTTCTGTAATTTCTCCATTTGCAACTCTTTTGTCTAAATTATCAATAACACTTGATGGCGCTAATCTTCCAGGCAAAACAATCTCTGGCTTAGATTCATCTAAGTTTATACCGTCTGATAATATTGGATACCAAATTGCAAGGGTAACATTAAATTGTGCAGCATCATATCTAATAACTTCTCCATTAGAATAAAAATATCCTTGATATCTTGTAAGCCAATAAACGTTTTCTCCAAGATCAAAAACATTGTTTACTATCTTACGATTAACAACACTTGGTGGTGATGCAGTAAGATCAGAATTTAAAGGCATTGCCCCTAAAACATACTTTCCTTGTTTAGATGCAACCTCATTAATTGTTTTAGTTGAATCTGTTCCAGATACTTCCCACAAAAGTGAAGGCTTATAAATCCAAGTCTTATCTATATCAATCATGTTTGCTTGACGAATAGATCCATAAGATCTTTGAATATATCTAGTTGTGTAATTAATCTTTCCATTATTATAAACTCTTTTGTCTTGAGATGCAATTGAAATAATATTTGGAAGCGTTCCAGAAGATAAGTTTTCAACAATACCGCTAACAGATTGGTTGTTAGAGCCAGAGAGAGTTATGCTTGATGTTCTGTCGTCTATGTCTGGAAGCATATAGTTTTTGCTCATTACAATAAAATTATTATATTCATCAAAAAACATTGCTGTTTGTGTAGACACTGCAAGTTGATTTAATACTTCTGCTACCGTTTGATCTGGAGCAATAAAGAAATACGGGATGATTGGATCTGGTTCGTTTGTTGTTCTATAAAATGCATAGTTGCTAAACCCAATGTAATCAAGAATTAAACTAATTGCATAACTAAGCGACACTTCTGTTACTAGCATTCTTGGTGCAGGCATAGATTCTAAAAAGAAATAAAAGTCTCTTAGCGATAGTTCTAATGTTCCAGCGGTAACGTCTGCCTGTGGAAAACCATCAGAATAGAGTGTTTTAATTGGAACCCAATAGTCAAATCCACTTACATTTAATATTTTTTCGTAAAAATTAAACTTAATGTTTTTACGAACATAATCACTAACTATGCTAGAAGTGTTATTGTCATTAAAGGCTTGGTCGTCATCAAATAAAGATATGTTTCCAGTTGAAGCAAGCAACTGCCCTACTGGTAAAGCAGATGTTCCAAGATCGGAAAGAATTTTTTTAATACTATATTCTATTGTTTTATCAGATATATCAACAACTAGTCTTGGTGACATTTCAATTAAATCAAAGGTAGAATCAAATTTATTCATTCTTTCTACTACAATTCTTAGTCCACGAAGATTTTGAAACTCTCTATAAATGGTTTGCCCATTTGTTGTTTCTTGAAATGATAATGGATTTGTTAAGTCTGTAACAAATGTTGTTTTATTATCAATTTGTTCACTTCCTAATACCCAGCCATAGACAGGAGTAAATGTATCGTATGTTTCAGTAGTGCCATTCCAAACATAATAGGTTCCAACATCTCCTACGTTTGAGATAACTAAATATGCATATCCGTTTATTGATTCATTTGGTAGGAGTGTAGATGAAGAAATTGTTTCAACATGAATAAAACTATCGTTAAAATTAGTTGGAATGTTTTTTATTCTATATTGTAATTCAACATATCCATCATGAGTAATGATTTCAGACCCATCATCACGAGTATCGTTTTCAGTAAACACATAAGAGTCTACCCAATTATCTCCTTCAAGATGCTGAACCTTCCATCTTGTGGGAGTTGTTTTATTTGCGTTACCAAAAAATGGATCTGCAAAAGTTTTAGATATATCAGTAAAATCTCCTAGATCTATATCTCCAACGTTGGTCTGCATCTTTACAATAATTCGGTTTGCTGGTACATTTTCTTTATAAACCACAAACGGTGCAGCGTCATCTATGTAGTAATTACCATTAACTATAGTTTTAGCAATACCTCTTTCAATGCCGTCTTCAGTTCTAAAAGATGTAAAGTATTTAAATTGATCATAGCGTGATGCCATGTAATATCTTGGCCTTCTAGCAAGGTCGCTGCCAGAGTTTGATAAAAATTTACCTTTAAAAGCAACTGCCTTATTAATTCCAGATCTTGGTCTGAACGGTTTTACGCAATCCTCTAATGAATATAGAAGTTTGTTTTTTTCTTTTATAGATGTAAATATTTGTGGGGTTCCATTATTTTCAAACCCTCCATCAATAACAACATCTGCATCTGTTGCTCCAGTATAAAATAATCCAGCATCTGCGCTATCAAACGTATTTGGTATTGTTAAGAATTGTGAGTTTTGTTCTTGAGATCTGTATCTATAATTACCAAGTTTAAATATATTATCTGGCATATTCATGTTCCACTCAGCCAAAACTAATGACTGTAACTTAACAGTTGCTGATGTTTCTAGATGTGTCTTTAATTCTTGTCCTTCAAACACCCTAGACCTCTTCCAGTGT